AAGGTTAAAGAAGAATTAGATAAGTATAAAAAGGCTTATGGATAACTTTATTATAGGATATTTATTTTTTAGAATAATAGAATACTTTTTAAATAGATTAATTAAATTTTTTAATAATGGAAGGAAAATACGAAGATAATTTAAACGGATTTATTACAGATATGTCTACGGGTTTAAGATACGAAGGGAAGAAAAAAAGGAGAGATAACCCTGACGGATTCTGGGAAAATATAAATAAATTAGAAAAAAAACTCTCCGCAACCCTAGATATAATAAGGGATTTAAAAAAAATGCAAAAAAATTAGGTTAGTTAATAAAATGTTATTATCTTTACTAAGTAAACGAAAGCAATCTAACTTATTAGCTTAGATGTTCGAGGCAGTAAAAGGTCAGTCCAACGACGGCAAGGAGTTTACAAGTACTAATACTTAAATTAGAAAATGCTCGGATAAGGCTAGAGCTACTCATAGACAAATCAAAAGGCCTCTAATTAAAACAAGTAATAATGGTACATTCAAAATTTAGTATAAAAATCGACGAAGAGAACGAATCCGTAGACGTATATATATTTAGAAATAATAAGAACCAACGGTACTGTTTTCAATTTAACGAAGAGCTAAGATTAGTCCTTCCTAATAATTTAGGGCACTGGAATAATTACGATAACTTAAACGCTTTTAAACTAGTATGTAAACATATAGGAAGCTCTATAATAGACTTTAAATATTATATAGAGAAAGAATTACTTTTAACCGATAAGACTAATGCTATATGAAAACTAAACTAAATAAATACGAAGTGATTACGGGAGATAACGAA